AGTTTTCAATATCAGACCATTCTAAGTATTTCTTATTCACATCAAGTACCTATCTGATTACCAAACAAATAACAATGAACCCGTGCGGCAACATTGTATCCACGACGGAAAGCTCGTTCAGCTACTCCCCCAGCAGTTGCTAGCTGATCTTCTGCAGTAGCAGAGACAGGCATAATCCAAACAGGATACCTTACACCAGCTTTACGAATGTCACTAACAGTATCTTCCATCTCTTCCCATTGACGATCATCATTACCAACAACAAACTTCAATTGACCAGCTCTAGACGTATCGAAGTATTGTTTAATTGTATCGATCTTGATTGCTTTAGATTTCTTTTCACCAGCAACTGTCCATAGCTTTGGACTAATTGAGAAGAAGATCTCAGACCTCATCACACCTGCATTTGCTAGATAGTTAGCAAAATCATTGGTTAGAGGTTGAGTACCATTAGTCTCAAATGTAACAGAGGCGGGTATATTAGAACCGGAGTTTTGATTCAACTCATAGTAAGGACCGCCATTTTGATTCTTTAGCTCCTCATACAACTCAACAAATGCTTTCTGAGCATGTCTCATTAGAGGCTCGCCGCCAGTGATACATAGATGCTGATGTTGATAGGATACGGGATGCATGAAATAACCTTCAGGATTAGATTCATTACGAAGTATATCCCGAAGCTTTTCAGCGAGCTCCTTGCCTGTTGCTTGACCCATCAAAGGCTTAAACTTCTTAGCCCATGTATAAGACGAATCACAACCTTTATCCCACACAGGAAGATCTTCCACACGCTTAACAGAAGAAACGTCGAAGTTTTCATATGGTAGTTCATATGTAGAAGGATCAGTTGGATCCTTCTGACCAAACCCATTGCATTGTAAATTACAAAGAAAGAACCTTAACCAGGCACAGGGCACACCAGTATATGTGCCCTCGCCTTGAATAGAGTAAAAGATCTCACTGAAGTAGTACTTTTGCTCAGCCATTATAGCTCCTCTGCAATTCCAAGTATTTCTGCCGCTACTAGCAGTGCACCAGCAATAACTAAGTTACCCGTACATAGTACAATACCAGCAGCAATTCTGACAACACTTTTTGCTAAACTAATGTAGAAATGTTTCTTGCTAACGTCTTTAGGCTCACTCATCAAACAAGTTCTCCTCCCATTGACGATGACCTTCACGGAAAGCCATATTAGATTGAGTCTCACGAACTTCTACACGGAAACACCATAGACGCTCTGCTTCAGAAGCCCCCCAGTAATCTGGAATGTATACACCGTTTACAAACTTGTATAGCATGTCAGCAAGACCCTCACAACCAAGACGTGGTAGGATTGTCAACTTAGCTAGATTCTTTTCTTGCAATACCTTGTATGTTTCAAGTTCAGGATCATCACTAGCTACTAGCAGAGTATGATCAAACTGGTCCTTTAGGATCCCTTTAAGCTCTTTCAATCCACCATAATCTGCTACCCAGTTACGGACATCGAGTTGATCAGTACCAAAGTAGAACTTCATCGAGAAAGAATAACCATGGATCAGGTTGCAATGACTATCTGCACGCCATTGACGATAGGCACACGGAAACTCATCGAGATACTCTTTAGTGCTCACGTATTTGTAAGTTACAGGTTGCATTTTCTCTCCTATTCAAAAAATGATTCAATAGTTGATCTCTTCTCAGCTTCCCACCCAATAGCAGTAAGGATAGCTGATAGAGGCTCGACAAATGATTTGTTAAACTGCTTGTCATGATCAACGAAAGAGTTCAATCCAAACTCTTTAGGAAGATAATCAGGGAATGCAATGACATTATGTCCAACAGGGTTAGGCTCTTTCAAGTAGAGGAATCTTAGCTTCTCTCCGCTCTTAATGTCAACATATTTATTACTAAGATTCTCTCTATTCAACAAAAAGTTGTATACCATTGCACCACGAACGTGGATTGGTGTTCCTTTTGGTACAATGAAGTCTCTGTTATTTGTCGGTTGTATTTGAGATAGAGATCTAGGAAACGCTACATTTTCAGGAGGTAGTTCAACGAACTCAGACCTAAAGTTTGCAACGAAGTCTTGCATTTGCTTTTCATTACCTTCAATAGCAATCTTGAATCCTTCAAGCATCTTATTCCTACAGACCTCAGGGGTAGACGACTTGACCGCCTCAATCCCCATAACCTTCATCTTAGGTTCGTTGTATTGAACTCCTTCATTGTTATGAACATTAAGTATGTACCGCTTTTTAGCAGTCCAAATACCAGTATCGGCAATAGCTTCACGAGCCATTACCATACGGTTATCGTTACAACCCATCCGCTTTGCTAGATCCTCATACATCTTCTTAGAACAAACATCATCAAGAAACTTAATGATTTTTTGAGTATCAGATTGATCTTCAAACACATTATCAACAAGAGGACCAAAGTTGATATATAGCGAATCAGTATCAATAGCTATGACATAGTCTTCATCTGTGTTAAGGATCTTGTTGAGATACCGATTGATTGCGATCTCAGCTGTACGAATAGATAGCTGACCAGATGTAGTAATAGCTTCAGCAACTCGAGAGTCAAAGTACCTGAAGTAAGCATTAGCAAGTGCTCCATAGAGCGAGTTCAACAGAATCTTAATTGCCATCTGTCTGTTACCGAGCTTATTGATCTCACCATCAACAATATCATCTTGGTTCTTTTGGTTCTCTTGAGATAGACGAATCATCTCTTTCTTAACTTCAACACGTTGACCGTATAGTTCTTCAATCAACTTAGGGAG